AGTAACACGAATGTTAGACACCTTGGACTCCGTCAGGCTCTGACGAGTAACGTGATCAAGAGCATTCACAATAATCTCATCAAATATCTTGAACAGACCCGGATTCATCTGGACTTCACGCCATTCCATCTTGGCATCGGCAGGATTATAAACCCATCGACTCTCAGTTTGACAGTCCCGGGATCCAATATACGTATCGGGTAATTGAAGAATGTGCTCTCGCTGTGTCAATTTCTTAATTTTAGAAGCGTCAGACATGTTGAGTAAGGGAGGGGGTCACGACCCCTGGTCAAGTTTTGGTGTAGAAATACATCCATAATATAAATGGAAGCTAAACAATGTCCCTGGTGCCAACGCTGGGCCCTAAAAGATAATGCATGCAATTATATTTTTGCATGTGGACTAGATTCTAAAGGATTTCACAAGGGAGCGGGATGTGGCCGTTCATGGTGTTGGGGCTGTGGGAAAAAATTTTGTGGCCAGTATTATGATTCAGAGACCGGTAATAAGCTCCCAGAGGCCAAAGACCAGCATGGAACATGTTGTGCTACTGAAACAGGATATACGTATGAAGACTATTGTTCTTCTGGCTGTAGTAGTCACTGTCCTTCTCGATGATATGTAATACCTAACACACTAAACACTTCTGTTACTGCATCTAACTGAGATATTGGAACAAATTCTTGGCCTTGGAGAATAGCTTTTACAATTCCCGTCTTAAGACTGGTCAACGTTTTAAGAGGCCGAATTACAAGATAAGAATCATCTGTTGTAATAACACGGTCATACCCTGCTGTATTATGCACATTAAGTACCTTAGGATCCTGTAAGATCCGTGAGAGTTCCATATGCCGATATGGTATCTTGATCTCACCATATACAATGACTGTTCCTAGGTCTTGGAAATATGGAATATTATTTAAGAGACAGTCAACCCGAATTTTTGAATCTATGACGGCATTAATAATGGTGAGTGTCCTTCCAACAAGGCTAGGACTTATGTTAAATTCTAACCATATTTTCCTAGGATTCGGTAAATCCTTGTAGTAATCTAGAGTAGAAGGAAAGCCCTCACGATTCTCTGTTTTTCCATGTGTATTCCAGTGCTGAAGAGCCTGGGCCTCGGTAACTATACCAGCATCTGTTAAATCCTTGTATCTAGTAAGATAATACCGCCAGGAAAACATTTATATCTATATAAATAGATATCCCTAAGTAGTGGATGCTTGTTTTTATTCGACATGCACCATCAGAAGCCAATAAAATGAGAGACCAAGGCCTTGATGGTTCTCAGCTAAGAGATCCTGGACTTTCCAAAGAAGGTGAGGTTGTTGTAGAAATGTATGGACCTATTTTACGTAAGAAACTCGAAGCAAAAGGTATAAATCTAGATACAGCTATTTATGCATCAAGTCCTCTGCAACGTGCTAAACAGACGTTGTCGGCCCTTTTTCCTGGTAAATGCGGTATAATTCTACCTTGTTTTGGCGAAAATGGCCAGATTCCAGAGAATACTCCAGTACATCAGCCATATAGGAAACCTAGTATTAAAGATGCTCTTGACCATATTTCTTCTCTTGATCGTTCAAAAGATATTATAATTGTTGGCCATGGATCTTTTTTGACTTCTGTTGTATGGCCTACATTTTCTAAAAGGTACCATGCAAAATTTAAGAATCTGGATGCATTTATTGTAGGTTCCAAAATAATAGACCTTCCTTTTAGAATGGTTGCAAAGACTAGAACCAAAAACAGATCCAAACGCAGAAACAGAAAGACAAGAAGAAATCAGCGCGGAGGTTTTCCTCTAGCAATGTATCAACCCGGTGCACAATTTAGTGGAACAAGTCCATTAATGACTGGTCGTGATCTAGTCACTAGTACAGATACCATGGTACGATCTGGTCTTGGTAGATTTTAATTGCATAAAGTAAGGGATGGAGTTTCCATTAGAAAAATTTACAAGAGATCCGAATATCTTAAAATATGCTGATCCCTTAAAAAAAATATATAGACATCTCATTTCAGAAAATGGCTGGACATTTAATCAACTAATAGTTCAATTAAAAGAACTTATTCAAGAAGATGAAAATTGGGTTTTAAATAAAATCCGTAGTTTGAATTTAAATGAACCTGAAGTCTTAAATGGACTTTTTCTCAAGATATATGATGTTAACAGGGCAACATTACATTGGCCTCCGTTAAATTATCCTGATAATCCTCTTGAAACTCCTCTCTTAGTCTATGTTCCAGGATATCATGGAGAATCTATACTAGAATGGACAATGCGTATTTTACACAAAATAGGTCTTGATATGATTTTAGGATATAACCCAACTAGTCAACCTCCTCCATTTACACCTGATCTTAGTGACTATCCTGCAACTCATATTTTTGAACGAGCCTGGCTCTCGGATCCTTATATTCGTAATGCATATAGTGCTATTCGTACAATATTACTATCTAGTTCTATAAATAATAATCGTGTAATACATGAATTACTGAGTGGTAGATCAATAGAACAAAATTTTGGTCAAAAAAAAATTCCTTTGCCGGCCAATGATAATCTTATTTTTTTATCATATAATCATGATGGAGAAATATATGAAGATACACTATGTTCTAACATGGGTGGTAATCCTGCAAGAGTTTATGGACCTATTTTATCCAATGCTAGTTTTGAATCATATTATGCATTTTTTGATCAAAGATCTGGAGAGATAGAAGCAAATTTTGCAACAAATTCTATCACATCTGAGAAACTAACCCGTAAAGTTACATGGGACCAACAGTTTTTTACTATAATTGGACCAAATACTAATCCTATGACAGATAAATATCTAATCTTGAGTTTGCAATATGGTGGTATGGAAGAACTACCTATTTCAGACACAGCATGGATTCAAGTAGCAATTGATACAGATGAATCAATAGATAATACACAATTTAAACGTACTAATGTTATTCAAGGAGCTTTTATGAGAACATTTAAGCCGTTTTTGACTTTATTAAAATCTGGAGTTATTGCAATCTCACCATATGTGTCTCAGATGTTAGAAAAAAACGCAAAGATACGTGAGATGTTTAATGCATATAATCCTATATTGCCTATGCCAGATAAAAAGGAAACAAATTTTAGGCCGTTAATGTCGAATTTAAGACGTCTACGCAAGACGTTTAAGAAAAAGTCTTGGCATTTTTGGGGGCCAAATCCGAGTAAACTGGTGAATGAATTCATAGAAAAATATGGACATGCAGATACGTTGTTAGTTAAAAATGATAGAATACGAAATGCCGCAACTGCTCTTCAAATGCATCATACAACAGCAAACAAGGATGCACTGATTCAGGCTCTTAAAGATGCCATTCGTGAATATAAACCGAATCCACAATCAAACAAGACAAATTATAGAAGTTATAATAGTATTATTGGAGAACTTAATACTGAAATGGCAAAACCGTGGTATGCAAAGACATGGGGTAAGTCTAAGAGTTTAATCAAAAAACTATTGGAACAATATTTAGAAACGTTTAGTGACAAGGGAGAAGCAAATATAGTAAATGTATTGTTAGAATTAAAGGCCCTCAAAAGTCAGGCGGCAATAGATAAATTACATCATTTAATTGAATCAAGACGTCTACGAGCTAATATGGCTTCTGAAGATAGACCAATAGTAACAGAACCAATATTACGTACACCTTATCGTAATGCACTTCTAAAACCTGTACCTATGGCTACACCTTCGGTTGCACCTATGGCTACACCTTCGGTTGCACCTTTGGTTGCACCTTTGGTTGCACCTTTGGTTGCACCTTCGGTTACACCTTTGGTTGCATCTACAAACATTAGAGTACCTCTTACAGGAACAACTACACAGGTTCCTTTACAATCAAACGGTTGGACTACAGCTACAACACGGAGAGGTAAACCTAAGATACAGGAAGGTGGTTTTACACCAACTATAATGTCCTCATTTGCTACAAATGGACTCCGACTTCTGCCTGCCGCGGGATATATGTTATACAAAAATATAACCAGACGTAAAAATAAAAAGAAGACATAATCCCCTACCTAAACCCAGTCATCATTTGCGTTCAGTAGAATGGAACCCGATCTTCTTTTTCGAATTCGAACGGTCAAGGCAGCTCCTTTCCGAACTCTAATCGAAGCAGTAAAAGACATTTTGACAGATGCAAACATGGAGTTTGATAGTCAGGGTATGAAGATTATGGCCATGGATGGTACACATACTATTCTAGTTCATCTAAAGCTCAAGGGAGACCGGTTTGATGAGTATTTTTGTCCTCAGAAACATATTCTGGGCCTTAACATGATTAATTTTTTTAAACTTGTGAAGACTATGTCAAACAATGAGAGTATCGTACTTTATATGAAAAAGTCTGATACAACCAAGCTGGGTATTGAGATTCTGAATGGCGAGAAACAGATGGTAACACATTTTCATTTAAATTTGATTGAGCTAGATATTAAACCTATTGAGATTCCTCCGGTACAATTTCCCTCAATTATTACGATGCCCTCAACAGACTTTCAAAAAATTGTGCGAGATATGCATACTCTGGGCGAGGTAGTAGAGATTCAGTCGGCTAGTCAAGAACTCGTATTTCGTTGCAAAGGTGATTATGCAGAACAAGAGACTGTATTTAGTATAGGTCAAAATGGTCTAACACAAGTTAAGACAGCAAGTGAGATTGTACAAGGTAATTTCTTTTTAAAACATTTAATTCTATTTACTAAGTGCACGAGTCTATGTTCGGATATTTCATTGTATCTGAAAAATGATTATCCAATTATTGTGGAATATAATGTGGCGGGCCTGGGTGAGATCCGGCTGGCTTTGGCGCCGGCGCTCACGAAACCATCGGACTCTGTGTAGCAGAGTCCTCAGGTTATTCCTTCAATAAGGGCGTAGCCCTCTAAGTATCGCAAGTTAAAAAGTTGACACCTATTTTACCCACCGCTTAAAACTTCGACATGGCTATGAAAGACATAGCGATGCCGACGCTCACCTTTGCCCAGGCCGCCGCCCTTCCTCCAGGCGAACAGGAAACACACGCAATTCCCACTGGATCGTGGACGCTCTACTTTCATGAACCAGAGGAGAAGTCGTGGACTCCCGATAGCTACAAGCGGATTAGTACAATAGACTCTTGGGAGTTCATGGGCTCTATCCTACGGGAATTTGGGCCTAACAAGATAGTTAATGGGATGATGTTTGCCATGCGAGGCGAGACATCTCCATTGTGGGAAAACAAGGCTAACATTCGTGGCGGTTCCTACTGTATCAAGGTTGGCCGTAAATGCGCGGCAGAAGTATTCCAGCGTTATCTTGTAGCTGCTGCCCTTGGACTTGCATCCAGTCCCGAAAACCCAATTGTTGGTGTAACAATGAGTCCCAAAAAGGGTTTCTGTATCATCAAATTGTGGAATGCCGATGCCAAGGCGTTCCACAAGTCGTCAGACATTATTGTTCTCCACGAGGAAGTGAAGTTAGTAGAGGTCATCTATAGGCCTCACACGGATCAGAAGATGTAATTAGAGTCTGAATTCCACTTTGCCTTCGGACCCATCTCTAAATGTAACCGACAGAGGACTAGATGGTATCTTACCAGTTTGATGTGCAAACAGCAGTATAATTTCAGAGTCATTGATAGAAACATTGGTCCGTAGACTATTACAAAATTCCGTCATATCCACTTGAGGAGTAGCGGCAGCAATCCATTTCCATCGTTTCAACGGTTCTGTACCCATAGTAATATGATTTTTGTCAGAATCATAACGGGCTTTTACGAAGTCTTCGGGGATTCCAACATTATCTACCCAACCTGACTCTAATAAGACCATGTCACGTCCACCGGCCAAGACTAGCGGTATACAGCGTTTCCGGAGACAATTCAATGCTCTGTATCCGACCTCTAAAGAAAATTGTAGAGTATACATGAGCGGTATCATCCTATATGGACTACACTATGATTTCTCTAAATTCTGACCTTGGCACTTACACGGATTTGGTTTCTCTCTGCATTTTGGTTTTTCTCTGCATTTTGGTTTCTCTCTGCATTCATTACACGGTCCATTATACACATTTTTGATCCGCATACTACTTGCAAGAAGTGCCACAGCCATAAAAAAACACACCACTAATATGGGAATTATCATGAGAAACCATGCTATATTCTCAAAATTTCCTATACAGAGACCCTGAAATGTAGCTACTCCAACAATACCTACAATGAGCCACCATAATACTATCTTGTATTCTCCTGTTAAAAGATGATACAAGGTACCGGCTATAGAAATCAAAAGAATTAAATTTGCGGGTTTACACAACATCTATAGTATGCTTTTATTTTGATTCAGACACAAGTAGGACAGGGGTCCCATTGGCCAATAGAATACCTACCTCATCACCTACATCATCCTCGCCCTCAATAGCAAATAACTTACGAGTCTTTGCCTCGTACCAATACTTCTTACCGCGAATCGTGCGAACTTCTACCTCCATACCTTCGTCTTCGACTTCGTCTTCCTCTTCGACTTCCTCTTCCTCTTCGACTTCCTCTTCCTCTTCGACTTCCTCTTCTACCTCTTCAAATACAGGAATCTTTACAGGACAAACAGGACCCCTCTCAGGAATATGCTCAATCATTGGTACTGCTTGTTCTGTAATAACTAAGACCGGTGCCGATTTATCTGCAAACTCTCCCAAGACATTAAGAATCTGGGTCACAACCTCCCGCGCTGCCGGATCAGACTCCTTTGAAGACCACACAGCTAACATACGTTCAGCATCCATTCTAATAGTCGACCAATCCTGGCTGGAATCTGTTAGACCAAGAAGACCTTCCCGCAGAATCTTAGTTCTAGAATTGGTATCCTCTGTAACATATAGACCCGTAAGAAAGGGAATAAGTGTCTTATAACGGATTACGCTAGACATAGTATTGTCTTATGGTATCAATACAGTGCAACGTCAAGTTTTTATACCCATACAAAATTCTAAAGTAGCCTCTTTTTCAGCCACAGGCTTAGATCGTCGAAGACGAATACCCTGGGCCCCTGGCCGATTCATACGGTCCATTTCCCACGGAATAAAAGTATTCTTCATTGATGCATCGTAAAAATCAATTGGTTTTGTATCCATAATTTGCACAATGGAAATCATCGGCGGTGTCATTACATCAATCCGAAGCCGTTTCTCATGAATAGTTTGGCGAAAAACCGAAATATCTAAAGTACCGCCAAAAAGACGCAGAACCATTCTAGACGGAGCCAGACGGACACTGTCAGGCCCATATAGACGATTAAGAAGAGCGTAGCGCTCCCACTGAACATGAATGTCTAGTCGTTCATTAAAAAGATATGCAGCTGCACATTCAGGACAACAGAAATTTCCATAGACTCGCCAAATTCCCTCTTCAATACCGACTGGAATTACGCAGGGCCGACCACGAAATGGATGACAGTCCCAAAAACATGCAACATCAGTGGAGTCAGGTAGTCGTTGTTCTCTGTTAGAATCCTGAAAACAAATCATGAGTTTCTCGGAATAATTCAATGGCACAGATGGTCTTGCTACCTTGGTTTCGGGCTCTACCATGAGTGTAGGTGTCTCTAAACCAAAACTCGCATAAATATCTTGGGGATCATAAGGATTTACACCAATAACCTCTTTCTTAGGAGCACTGAACATATCAGTATCAATATCTGATGAATGAATCGGCATGTGAGTAATTAGTGGACGCTGAATAGTTAATTCACCCTCTATACCTTCGGGTGTTACTTTGGCTACTACTGCCGGTTTACGAGTCTTTTTGGCTTTTACAGGAGGTGTAGGTAATATCTCAACCGTTTCGGCAAAAATAGAATCCAAAGAATGACTTATTGTTTCTCCCTTAGTCTTCTTTGACTTAGGCTTAATCATTGATAGGCTGTATCCAAATCCTCTTTAGACCTAAACGGGTTTTATTCTAGTATAGGAATGAATAAGACACAATGGACAGAACGATATCGCCCTACCACATTATCCACTATAGTTGGCCAAGAAACCATAAAATCTATTTTAACACGTCTTACCAAGACCGGTGTAAGTGATTGTCCCCATATTATTCTGCATGGTCCCCCAGGAACGGGTAAGACGACTCTGGCTCTTGCATTTTCGTCAGACATGTATCCAGGAGTACCCCAGCCGGCATCGACCATGTATTTAAATGCAAGTGATGAGAGGACTATGGAAACGGTCCGTGATCGAATCCGTGAATTTCTCCGAACATCATGGTCTGGTGTTCACCGTAAAATAGTGATTTTCGACGAAGTGGAAACAATGACTGAACCTGCCCAGCTCACATTGAGAGCTCTGATGGATTCACCATTAATTCCAGAGGCACCTCTTCCTCTTTTTCTGTTCTTGTGTAATACAATTTCGCGTATTGTTCCTTTAGTACGTTCTCGTGCACTTGCACTGTTCTGCGGGCATCTAACAAGTGGTCAGATTGCTGGACTTGTCCAAGATATTCAGACCAAAGAAGGACGCGAAGTCAGTGTGCCATCACCTCTTGCTTGTCTCTTGAATAGAGGTGATATGCGGTCGTTTTTGCAGCGGGCACAGAATAATGAATCTCCTAATATCTGGCTTCCGTGGATTCAACGGATTTTTAATGCCAGTCCGGCAAACCAAGACTTGGTCTGGGAAGAAGGCTTGCAAAAAGTACCCGCATGGATCTTGTTTCGCCATGTTCTTGTCTTCTGTTATTCTATGGGCCTCCATGAAAAAGAAGGATGGTCCGCATTCTTAGAAGCAGTTATAGCACATAGATCATCTGATCCCAAGACAGTGTTGGCCTCTGTTGTTCCTCTATGGATTACTATTGTGGAGGGGTTAAAAACTTGACCATTTAAAGGACATAGTTACCCCTAATTAATGCAGATTACACCATCTCCGCTAAGGATTAGTACCATGACTGTAACGGGTCATCTGGGTCATCCACCGGATCTTCAGCAACTCTATAGTCATGGTGCATTCATTCCTTATTGGTTCATTGGCGAGGGAATTTTGAAAATTGAGCTTGGTGCTAATAAAAAGGGTATTGCCATGGACGATATTCTGCACGATTCATCTCGTGAAAAAAAACGGTTCTTTAATCAATCATCACTTGTATTTCGCGTCTGTCTTGGTTCAGATACATACAAGGAAGTAAATATCAAGTTGTTCAAAAATGGTGGTTTCCAGATGACGGGAATCAGCTCAGAAAATATGGCCCGTCTTGCACTGCAACAATTCATAGAGATTAACAAGGATCGGTCTATATGGCCATCGACACCGTATATCCATACTTTCGATGTACGCATGATGAATTCGGATTATTCAATTGGAAAGGCTATTCGACGCGACCGACTCCATAAATTACTAGTTGAGAAATATGGTCTTTGGTCATCCTTTGAACCTACAATATATCAGGGTGTGAATACCAAGTTTTTCTGGAATAAGACAAGGACTCCCGAGACTCCTCCCGGTATCTGTGTATGTCCAGAATCATGTATAGGAAATGGCGATGGTTATTCAGTGGGTGCCTGCAAGAAGATTACGATTTCACCCTTTAGAACAGGTTCGGTAATTATTACGGGTGCTAAGAATACAGAACAATTAATGGATTCCTATAATTTCTTGAATCAGGTATTTATGGACCATGCTGATCTGATTCTCAGAGAAGAGGTGGTCCAGCCTGCTCCTAAGAAAAACGTGGCTACAACTACGGAAGGAGTTCTCCGGCAAAAGATTAGGGCTAGTCCACGTAATATTGTTGCGGTTAATCTGGTCTGAGAGAACCCGATGTCCTTATCAGAAATGAGTACCCCTGCTCCTGCACCAGCACCAGCACCTGCTAGTGGTGTACAAGTCGAACTTCCCAATGAGAAAGTATTGAGTCATGCTGCAAAGATTGCTATGGAGCAAGATAAGCCTATCCTGCTAGATTATTACATGGATACCAAGCTGGGCCGTGCATTTCTAGGCGAGGACGGTGAGACCAAAGAGAAGATTCTTGTCAAGAATCCTGAGGAGTACACTAGTCCGATACAAAAGATGTTCAAGGCAAAGGATGACTACATCATTATGACGGAGAATTCTATCTATATCGTGAGTGGTCAGATTAAGAGAAAGACTATTTCTTCTGCGGCAATGACGTAAAAGTTGAACAGTTACACTATGGGAACTGAATAGTAATGCTAGGTTGGCTAGGAAGTTCTAACCGTATTGATCCAAAGACTTTGTCACCTCCCAGATCTATGGGCTCTGAACCAAGTTCAGGGCCATGGAAACTAGGTATCATAGGTTCCCGTAAGATACGTTATGACAACATGCAAATAGAGATAATTCAACCTATGTTAGATGCCTGGGGTCTACCCTCCGAGGTTCTCGTACCTTCCGAAGGCGATTCATCGCATATCCTTGTGTTGTGGGCTCAACAAAAGGATATTCCGATTCGTATGATTACATCTGATTGGTCCTCGTTTGGTCCAAAAGCAGCTCTTGTTCGTAATACAAGTATTCAACGAGAAGCGGATCGTTTGATTTTCTTACAGGGTCCTCGGTCAACTAAGGTAGCTAAAGATGCCGAAAGATTGGCTAAGAAAGGACGGATTGTTGGACTTAGTGAACGCCCAGGTACTTCATTAAATTTTCTCGGTCATAAGTAGATGGTAAAGTCTAGACGTAATAAGCAGAAGCAGAAGCAAAGAAGAAGTCAACGCGGTGGCAGTTGCTCAGCCCAGATTCAACGTGGCGGTGCATTGGCTGAGTGGTCTACTGGCCCGGCTCTTTTACTAGATGGCGCCGCTCGTATTCAAGCTGAGCAAGGGCCTCTAGACAGATTTTTTGCAGACTTACCCAGTGTAATTCCTAGACAGTCTGGTGGTTCTCGTAGAAACAGAAAGCAGCGCGGTGGTATGGATGCATATAAACAATCGGGTTCTTCTAGGAGAAGACACAGACAGAGACGTAGAAGTCAGCGCGGTGGCATGATGGATATAAAGAGTGCATATACGTCTCCCTCTATTCAGCCAGGCACGTCGTTTGCTTCTTATGGTCCCAGTGAAAAGACTCTAGGCTATGGATTTGATGTAATGAAGGGAGCCCAGGGTGTCTAATTTAGAAATATCTCTTTCATCTTCTCTTTTTGAGCCTCCGTCAGTGTTTCAGCAGTAACTAAACAACGTACTAGGAGGTGACCTGAAGGCATTCCTTTGCCATTAATCGTAAGTACATCTGTATGGCGAATTACATTATTATTCGTAATAACTACTGTTCCAGAAGGATGAGGTAGACTCCGTTCAAATCCTAATAGACTCTCTGCCAATGATATTTGAATATCACATGTCAGATCATCTCCAGACCGTTGATATACAGGATCAGCCACCTCGTGAATAACTAAGATAACATCGCCCGGCCGTTCATACTGGGGTGATTCCGAACACTTTTCAGGAAATACAATACGATCTCCGTCTTTCATTCCAGGTTTTATATATTCTTCTAACACTGTTTCAACAACACTGGTTCGTTTTCCATTACACACAGAACATGCTTCTGTAACTACGGTTCCAGTCTGTTGACACATAGGACAAGGACTCTGAGACATAACATTCATAGGACCAATTTGATGTTGCTGCATACGGATTCCACGGCCCCCACAACCAGAACATGGCTGTACTGCACCTCCTTTTCCCTTGCATCCAGAGCATAAAATATCACGTTTAAATGTTAATACAAATTTTTTACCGTGATATAAGTCTGCTAGAGATACACCGATGTCATGAAGTTTGTTTGGTCCACGCATAGTTCTGTTAGGCATTCCAGGCATTCCAGGCATTCCAGGCATTCCAGGCATTCCAGGCATTCCAGGCATTCCAAACATTGAAAATGGATTCGGAAACATATTACCAAATATTTCCGACAGATCAATAGAACCTTCACCAACCTGGCCCGTCTGATCATACTGTGCCTTTTTAGCCGGATCCGATAGAATAGAAAATGCTTCGTTTATTTTTTTAAATTTTTCTTCGTCTCCACCCTTGTCTGGATGATTGACCAAAGCTAATTTACGATATGCCTTTTTAATATCATCTGCTGATGAGTTTTTATCAATACCCAAATCGTCATACAGGGTCATTATCCTAAACAGATGTTAGAATGTTTAGACCCCCAAAAATCCATACTTCCATCTAAGCATCCAGGTTCAAACAAATAGAAGATGGACCTTGTTGTCGGCCAAGAACCAACAATAGCATATTTAACTGAACATATTAAATCGCCTCCACATATTATTCTATGGGGACCCACGGGTGTAGGTAAGACAATGTTGGCAAATGCCTGGATTTCCACCCATCTCGAGAGCCAGGGTGTCTTAAAAGCAGTAGACAGAGCCACAATGACACTAAGACTCAGTTCGGCCGATGATCGTGGAATTAATGCAATTCGACAGAAACTCACCGAGTTTGTTAAACGTGTGCGTCCTATAAAAGATGCTCTTGCGTGGGTTCTTCTAGATGATGCTGATAATCTTCCTGTTGTGACCCAACAGGCTCTGCGTCGTATTTTGGAACTTCATGCCCATCAATGCCGATTCTGTTTTGTGGCCCAGAGTCCAGAACACTTTATTGAACCGATTCAGAGTCGCTGTGTAATTTTACAGTGTCTACCAGTATCTATGTATCAACATGGTCCAACTATTATGAAACGAGAGGCACCGGGCCTAACTATAGATCCTGATGCAAGTCAATTACTTGCATCATTCTGTAGCGTAAATGTGCGCCAGTATTCACTGGTCTGTCGAATGCTCAGACTATCTGGTCACACCCATATTACCAAGTCTGTAATACAAACTCTGGTAAATATGCCTCCTGTACAACTATTATTGCGTCTTCAAAATGCAGTAGCTACACGGGATATTAACAAGGTAACCGAGTGTACACTGGCTCTTTGGTCCAAGGGATATAGTTTTGAAGACTGTATTGCTATGCTCGAAATGGTTGTTAAACTCTACAATGCAGCAATTACTGCCGATCTTCAATATGTCTTACAGGTTTGTGCAGAGGGGCATATTTTTCAGATCTTAAATAGAACAACAACACTTGACTTGATTGCCGTTTTGTCTGGAAAAGCATCATCAGCTTGTCTAGCATAAATTAAAATCTGTCTGAAAAGTAAGTGTGCATGGCACAATTTTCGGTTATTCCGGACATGGAAAAAATCAGTATCTTCGTAAAAGAAGTTACTGGTAAATTATGCGAAGTGGATGCTACTTGGTCCGAGTGGCTCACGGGGAATCCTGATACTATTCAGGCATGTCTGACTTTTTTCAGATCATGCTATCGACCATGTCATTTAAAATTATTAAATGAACTGGAAGAAGGTAATCATAGTAACCCTTGCGCTCTTATCAGACAACTGTTAAGACCCCATGGACTTACAGTTCAATACAGAAACAAGGTCTGGAAAATCATTCGTAAATTCAAAGGTGGTGTAATCGACGACAATGAAACCGTTATCGAATGGTCTTAGCCTTTCTTGGCAATAGAAGCCCATACAAAGTTTGATTCTTGAATCTGTTTTTCAGACATGCGCAAGAACCATAGCCAAGGAGTAGACCGTTCCAAAGAATCACGACCATCAGGAAATGGAATCCATAGCAGATGTTTAGTAGAACCGGTCCATTCTGTTTCTCCTAACAGTGTCTCTAATTCAATCCGTACTTCGGCCTCTTTGTCAATGTGTATCGAACCTACAGCATGACGGTCCCATGCATAGTCTAGACTTTTACGGCAGTCGGCTGATGACCACGATTGGTCTCCGGCTTCAATTAACGCCCGACAGTCACGTTCTAAGCCAGACCATACAGGATGATGAGACGACCTAGACCAGCCTGCATGACCAAATGCAGTAATATCAGAACCCAGTCTTGATTGTAGAGCTACAGAAGATGCGATAGGTAGAACTGAACCATCAAGCCATAATCCACCTAGATGTGTTAAAAAGGCTGCACGGGTCCAGGCAAGCCACAAAAAGGGTGGACACCGATCTGCTTCGGGAGGAACTACACAACCCGCAGCCTCTAGTCTTCTATGGGCCTCTACTCGACCAATGACAGGTTCTATATCATAGAGGTCTCCCGCCATAGCTACTGCTCTTTTTTGGCAAATCTTGAGATAGGGTTCATTCGGTTCAAAAGTAGTCCGTGCTCCCCAGTCAAGCCAATGACGAGAATTTAACTGACTATTATCGACAACCCACCATATTTTATATTTATAACTAGGTGGTATATAGTCTACCATCTTATTTCGGACCCCGTATGCAAGAAGAAGAATGGAAACAAGACCAACTCCTAGTATCCAAGACTGTGTCATACCCTAATCTACTTCCATGAAATTAATAGTTTAGCTACCGGCGCACCTTCATATTCATCTTCTAAGAAACTTACATTGCACTGTGTTAATAATCGAATTTCTTTTCGAATCATTGCAAGGATACTATGGTCCATAGAAATCGCTATTTCTATTGGAAGATCTAATTCAACTTCATAATAACCCAACTTAGCAGCGTCTTTTAAAAGACGGTCACCGCGTTTCCCAAACCAGTATATCCAGCCTTCAGCCGTATCTTGTAACGAAAGAGATTCTTTGAGTGCCTCTTTTGTTATTGCTCGAAGTTCATCCATTATTATTCATTCACCAGCAGTCGGCGTTTCATGTTTTCTGACCAGGACTCAAAAGTTGTATCCTGTTTAGCTAGACGGAGCCGGCGCTGTCTTTCGCGCTCTTCAATTGCTGCTGCAGCAGCGGAAATACGAGAAGACTCATCAGGAACTACACGGGCCATTTCTTCGTTGCGGATCCGCCGTGCTTCTGCCATTGTAGTAGCCGAGCGTTCACGGACATTTGTCACTTCACTTGCTACTTGCTGATATATCGTGGCCGATTCACCATAGGCCTGTTTGAGGTCCGTGAATTGTATATCAGAACCAAGTGCTGCCGTAAAATTATCGGTCTTGCCACCAAGTTCTGTACCACCCAGAGGTACAATATATTCCGGTTCTAATCGCCGTGTTACTGCCGTAGTTCTCTGGGCAGCGGCTTTTTCACGGAATACCTGTTCAAAGACCTGCTGATTGAATTTCCCTTTTAGACGTGGATCGGCAGCCGATTCTTCTGCACCATTGCTTTTTAACCAGTCACCATAACCCGTTTCTTGGTCAGGATCGGGTAGACGATTTTCTTCAAATAGTTTATTAAATGTATTCATATCGAGTTTCTTGGCTGACAGAGTAACCGGCGGTCCATCCTGTACCATTGGAACCCGTAATGCAGCCGCCGACTCCGGACTTACAGTGGCCGTCATACGGGCCTTTTCAGCAGTGGACATCTTAGGATTAATCCGATCAAGAATCTTACCTAAATATTGAAAGGCCCGGGTCACTTCATCAAACTCAGCAGCGGTGCCCCCTTTATCGGGATGGACTCGCAGAGATGTTTTTTTGAATGCAGTCTTGATACGGTCGTGAGTAAGAGGTTCCGTCTCACTAATTCCTAGAAGAGCCAGAGCCTCTTGAAAATAATCAAGAGCCTTTGCTGCGGGAGATATCATGAGTGTAGTAGTCTTAGAAGTGGACCAAGGCCATGGCTTCTTGCCACCAGCTGCGCGCCAGGCCATTAATGGTTCATAAATCCCAACTTCTTGGGCAGTTTCAACTAATTCCGGTGATGCCAACAAGGTTTCTAACATGCGTAGTTTGACTTGATTAGATTCTATAGCACTTAAATCTGACCATATACGTGATGCAGATGCACCCATTGTTTTAGTCTATTATTTTAACCTTAGATTATGGCCGATAGATTTTCTAGTAGCTATGGCAAGAATTCCACCTGAGATTGCAGAAATTAACATAATGCCAACTATGGTCGGTATAGAAAGTGCTACTATACTCCGATCATCCATGTTTGTTGGAACAGAACAAATACGAGCATTACCATGAAATATGTTAGAACCCGAGTCGGCCCTTGGTTGAATATCTATGAGAGGATGCCATATCATACGAATGTATTCCATGCGAGCCATATAAGCCATAAAGGCATCTACGTGGAGTTCAATGGGATATGCCTTTTTCAATAGTTTCTGTGCACCTTGTCTAGATACAATATAGGCATGGGTTCCTATCAGACTTGTACAGAGTTGCCATGGATTATCATCTTTAATTGGTTTGCATCCTACGACACCTCCGCCAAACTTGGTTCGTTGAAGCTGTAATATATCCCAATCCGGAGGAATCACGCTCAAGACTTTTATTAGCTTCTCTTTGAGATTTACGGGTACAGATGCATCATCTTCAAAAACAAGTGTGGCCTTGATTTTAGGATCGGCTTTTAATAAGTCCTCCCATACTTTGAAATGAGACAGACTGCATCCAACAGCTCCTGCCGCGTCAATCTCATAGTTCGAGCGCCGTGTCTTGAAATAAATATTGTGGGCAGTTGCAAGTGTGACTGCCGGATGTTGATGGGCAACAAAAGTAGATGCATCGACAGCATCTACACGAATAATAGACATATTAGCTAATCTGGCCTCGCTAGAAATGCGTGCCCATCTATCTGGTCTCTTGGCCAACGATATGCAGATAATTTGCACTTCATCTAATTTCATTATCCCCCTAATAGATTCAAAGATTAAAGATTAAAAGTCATCCGTTTTTTTAGTCAATGCAATGTTAATCACAAAAGTCTTCCATGCATCAAAGGTTAGAGCTGTAAAATAAGTCCACTCTTCATCGGTATCATTGCGAACTTTGATAGTGGGAAGTGACTTAATCGTTGCCTGAAAATCTTCGTCCATCGTATCATAATTTATAAATATAGGCTCTGTACCAATAATCTTACAGTGGGCAATAAATTCCGGCTTAATCTTGTCGCACGACTTGCACCAAGGAGCAGACACAAACTGGATTTCTAACATTGTACTATTTATAACCTATGAAATTTCAATCAAGTTTTTGCCATAGGTCTCTTAAAACGGCCTCAGGAATAATTGGAATCAAGGGCTCGGTTTGCCATAGTTGCGTGGTTCCAATATCAAAAAGAGAGAACTGGTCGGGCCAGAATTCTGGGTGTTTCTTGATAAGACCGAGCTTACTCTTTTTGAGCAGATGTCTTGCCGATTTCTCGGGTAAAACCGCTAGCAAATGAATCCAAGACGGCAAATAGGTTGTATAGCGTAGCGGAGGAGGACTTATGTTAGATCCTAGAAGACTGAATAATGGTGGTAAATGGGGCTCATAAAACCATCCCAAGTCTACTGGCCGACCCTTGTAATAATCAAAGACCCATGCTATACCGGCAAGATACTCTGAGGGATCTGGATTACACCATTCAGTATAGATATTTTGCCAATTTGATTTTAGACGATAATCTTTATAGAGTTCAAGCATCTTACCGGACTTATTTCTATATGTCATGAATAAGTATTCCTCTTCAGAGGCCAATTGTTTCACGATTAGTTGGAGACTGGTCGGATCTATAGAACCATCAACAACAAGAGACTTGCCCTTGGACCATAGTCCCTCTAGATTTTCAATGAGTTTTGGTATTCCATCACCGCGTACTGTATGTGTCAATGATTTTGGAATAAAATCATTGCCAAGTAGTGACATGGCGGCAACAAAATCATCGGTATGTTGAATCGACTTTAGTAAGACAGATTGCAGAGCAGGTATGTCTACGGTCCTCCATCCTGTAGCCGGTTCAAATTCCTGGGCTTCTCGAAGAAGATGAACAGATTGTCCGCGTTCTGAAACAAGAAGCATGGCCAATAATACCAGATCTGCATCGAGACCGTAAATCATACATGTTGCTGGCTCCGGTAGTCCACGCATATGGAACATTATTTTGTGTTCGCCTTCGCCTGGTTCCTCGGTAGTTGAAATGATTACAGGAATTCCCATAGATTTCTGTAATGCAGAACCTGTTTTGACCAAGTCTTTTGCTAAAGAAGCCATAAAGTCAGAACCCGGTGTTAATGCATTTTGGTCCCAACCATCTTTGTTTTCTTTGTTTTCTAAGGCTGCTAAGTAAGGTCCCTTGAATCGACGAAGACGCTGTTGTCTACGTTTTGCTGCACAGACAACACCGTCACATGCTACATATATACCTGCTGTGGGAATAACTTTATCAACTATTTCTTCTAGATACTTGCAAATACGTTTGCGAAAGGTTCGTTCCCATACTGCATTAGTTTCTGTCTTATATGGTTCCATTGTACGCAGAACATGATACATGGCACAATTGAAGTCTAGACAGAGCCAGGCCGGTCTAACAATAGTCGATGTAATAATATTAGGATACTTTCTGCATAGATGACGGTAAAAACTTGGAATACCCATTATTTATGATATATGTAGAAAGTGTTTAGCCTTTATAGATGACAGGAAATTTTTGGAAAGATTTTGTAATATCATCATTTGTAGCAAATTTACAAATCTTACCTGAAACACTATTGTGTGGTATTGTAATCTTTGGTATCTTATTGGCCAGTCAACCTCTTATTATTTTGGCAGTCTGTCTAAGTATAACCCAGCTTCTAGTACACGCTATGGGTACCTTGACACCAGGACACACGCCTACATCGCCCCTAGATGCTTGTTCTACAGGTTTTATAGGAAAGAGTGTGGCCCGATTATTTAATAATGAACCCAGTCTATTATGGCATCCATATGCACCATCGAATTATCTGGCCACTGTAGGTTTTATTACTGGTTGGGGATATGGTCTTCAGCTTGTCTATTCCGATGAAATAGACAAAGGTATATTTCCTAGACCATTAATGACGACTACGGCGATTGTAGCCACAATCTTATTAATACTGGCACTTGTATTCCGTATGTATTCAAACTGTGAAAGTATAATAGGAGCTCTGACAGGTACCATTATTGGTCTACTCTTTGGTTATCTGGGCTGTGTAAGTCTAGGATATGCTACGAATAAAAAGGCAACGAATATCTGGGGTATACCGTTACTGCGTAAAAAAAATGATAAGAGTAGGGGGCAATGAATCCAGTGTTAGAAATACTCAGTGGTATTTTTAGGTTTCTTCCGAATACAATGACGGCTTCGCTATTGGTTCTAGGTGTATTTTTGGGGAAAGTATCATGGATTGCTATATCTGTAGGAGCAATTGCTCTAACTATGTTTGTTATGTTGATACAATCTCTTGCTATGCCCGCATGGGCACATGAACTATCATGGCTAAAGTCTATATCCGGTGGTGCTGCAATACTTGCCTGTTCATCTATTCCCACTAGAGTCCGTGTAGATGAGAATCCGATAATGTATACTACTCCGAGTTTATGGATGGCACTTACAGCGTTTTATTTTACATTTATTATTAAAAATGCTACAAATGTTTATTCACAGGCTCCTGCTCTTAATACGAATGATAAGTATCTGAAATTCAAGGTCGACCATAGAAAGAGCGTAGGTCTTGTAAGTATGGTTGCTACTGGTATTTTATTATCTGCATTAATAATTACTCGATTTTTTTCGACATGTGAATCGGTAGTAGGAAGTATATTGGGCCTCTTATTAGGTATAGGGGCCGGCATAGGTCTTTGGTATATTATGTCAATTCAAGGTAGTGAAGTATATCCCGACATTCATGGGGTCATGATAGGTCTAAAACCCGGTAGTCCTTATTCTAATGAAAACTATTATAGTTAAGTAAAATTGACCCCTGGCCCTGTGCTATAGTATTAATATGACAACTTTACGAATTCCTCGAGGTCTATGGGAAGACTTGGAGGAATCTGTAATTAATCAAGATAGACAGTTTTTAATTGAAGTTGCACGAAGTCTTGGACTTCCAATCAAAGATGTCCTGCGAAAATGTTTGATGGCAAAACCGGTACTTATACCTTATGATACTGATGTAGAAGTATGTCCATGGTCTACTCCTTCAAAATATAACACATTATGGTTTCCGTGTCATAGAAAACGGCTGGGTCCAACTTTGCCGTGCTGTATGCATGAAAAAAATAGGAGTAATGCTAAACTTACTGCAGAGTTAGTGGACTTGCCGAGACGTATTCCGGTAATTCGTAATAAGATATTGTATTGGATTGATCCGGCGGGTATAGAACCGCCACTACATGAGGATGGTAGTATAGGAGAAGGTAAGTATATTCTTACGCGCCATAGAGGTGTGCAAGTTGCTATTTGGACTAACTAGTTAGGACTCGTTAGTCCTAACTAGGACTCGTTAGTCCTAACTAGGACTCGTTAGTCCTAACTAGGACTCGTTAGTCCTAACTAGGACTAGTTAGGACTTAGAAAAACGTTATACTTAGATAAGATAATGAGACGCGCCATTTCATTAAACCCTCCTGCAATTTTTGAAATACAAAAACCATGGGAAATACGTATACAGAGTAGACCCGACCCCGGCAAAATACGTATTTTAATAAAACCGGCAACAGTCCCTATACCGTTATTAAAATATTGGTACGCCGATATGTCTTTAACAGAGTGGGTCCAGACTATTGTTAGTCTTAAAAAAGAGATAGCCACAAATCCTATTACTCGTTCTATGTCACCTCCCAATATTGTTCAAACGGTTACCGCTATTTTTGAAGAAAACCAGCGGGCCCGTTGGTTAGCATCTGTTGTCTTACAACGGTGGAAGACCAGAGTATGGAAAAAGAAAACACAGTGTAATGTTGACTTAATTGACATGGCCGAAATTAAAGACAAAGATGCTATTTTTATGACAGATACTACTCAGCGCCAGACATTCCGATTTCATCGTCGTGATGTATTTCGTGGTTTAATAGCCAATATTTGCATGTCAGAGGAAATGATGGCATATCCTCGGCCTCCTACTAATCTATGGACTAATGTACCTCTGACACTGGCACAGACTATAAGTATATGTGCACAACTGGTCATGGATTATGCAAAGAGAGGTTTGTGCCCACCAGTCTTACTATCGGCCTTTTGTGCAGCTAAATATGATCTAACCCGTTTCAAGAATGACAATGCATCTTTGTTATCTCAGCATGCAATTAATAGCTATTTCAAAGATTTAACAGAAGAAAATAAGACAACTGTTTATGAAACTATATTACAACTCTTATCAATGGTAGCTTTAAATTATTCTCCATCGGTGATTAATCAATGGTTATCGGCACCACAAACACCGCTCCACAAAGAGTGGTTACTTCTAGTTCGTGATTATACATTATACATAAATCTTCATATACAAGTCCGTCCTAGTTGGATAAGTTCAATTGGTATACATTATGATATCCGTGCACTCTATGCTAGAACTACTGAACATTTACCTGAGCGCAGACTAAGAGTAGTTGGACAGAACCCAGTAATGATTTCTTCTGCTCTCCAAACTCTATTAAATATGAATGTTGGCCATGATCCAATGGATAATGACATTGCATTAATGTTAATTAATGCTACTATCTTCCATTAAGGGGGAAACCCCCCTTCGGATCCCCCCCTTTTTAAAAATATGGGGACCCTCTTTCAGAATATAGGTTAGGGACATGCTGTCCTTAATTTTTAACCCATTATCTTAGATGTCCAAGACGGACCCCGTGAATGAAATCATACCCGGTGTCTGGATAAGTCGATGGGAAATAGCACATGATCCCCAATGGTTAGCAGAACATAATATCAAGGCCGTCTTTAATTGTTCAAAAAACATACCATTCTATCCTAGTATTCAGAAACAGTATCGTATACCCGTTGATGATAATCTTCAGCCCGCCGAAATCCGAAACATGGAAAAATGGGCTCCCGAAATAGCCTATAAGATAATGCGTGAATTCAAGGCCGGTAATCCAATCCTAATACACTGTCATGCCGGTATGCAGAGATCAACCACTGCCTGTGCCTTTTTCCTGATGTACAAGACCGGTGATCCTCTAATATCCGTAATGCGACAAATCAAAAAAGCACGACCAATTGCCTTTGAACCCAGTCCCAATTTTATAGAGTCTCTGCGAGGATTTGAGCAATATCTGCGATCTATGAATATTTAACCATAATAAGATGAATCACCAAGATGATATGGACAATATGTTTGATAAGTTAGAAGATCTAACAGATCATCAAAAGGCATCCATTAAACATCGTTATCGATTTTTAATGAATGAATACAGACAGCGTGCTTTTAATTATAGTATTATATTCTATATTCTGCGTACTACTATGACGGTAGGATCTTTGGCTGTCCCGGCTCTTCTAAGTCTGCAAAGTTCACCAGATCTATATTGGTTTACCTGGGGACTGAGTCTGGCTGTAACAACTGCAAATGGTATTACGACTCTATTTAAGGTTGAAACAAAGTATTTGACTCTGCATACAACTATGGAAAATCTGCGTACAGAAACGTGGCAGTATCTAGAACTTGCCGGTAGATATTCGGGCCATCATGGATTACATAAGCCGACACATAAGAATCAGTATGTCTATTATTGTAGCCGAATTGAAAAAATCCGAATGAAACAAGTAGGCGAAGAATTTGTTAAACACACTGATACAGAACAACGGTCACCACCTCCTGGACCTAATCAGGGACAGATTGTTCCATCACCGGCCGACCATGCAATTAGAAGAGATTCTGTGCATACTACAGGGGATGAATCGGTCATCGAACTCGTCGAAACAAACTCGAAAGGTAAAAATAAGACAGTGCCAGTGCAGAACAATACTAGGGAGATGTCAGAAACCAGCAATCAACAAGAAACTGTTTTGTCAAGAACATATGCAGTGTAAAGGGGCGCCTTTATCTGGTTCTGAACCACTGTATAACCTAGATCGGTATAACAAAGATCCAAAGATTACTGAGACACATAATTGTTATACTTTTGCTGCGGACATTATTGACATGGACCAGGTGCACCAATGCGACGGTAAACCGTCTTGTAATACGCGGTTTCACCAGCCAGGAGGAACAAAAGGAAAGGCCAATCTTTTACATTCAGCATCAGGAAGAACATGTAAGACCGTTGAAAGCCTAATGAGTCTTGACATACCGGAATTGACTAAGTCGTCGTTTCATTCTAGATGTCCTGTTGGATCTAGTAAGATTGCTTTGGCTGTTCATCCAGGAGAGGATTATCATTATTATAAACATGTTAGAAAATCGAAGAAAAATAATGGAGTGTGGCTACACAAGGATGGAAGCAATCCGGCCAAGAATTTTGATGCCGATGGAAATGAAATCTTTGATCCTGAATTTGCTGCAAGAGATTATAGGCCACGGAGCTTCTTGAATTACAAGGACTTCTGTGGATATTATTGCATGCCAAGAAATTATCCTATCCGACTAAAGCGCGATGATTCTTAAAGATATGGTTTAAGTTCATAGTAATTCTTGCATCGGGAAGCCGGTCCCTTAATACGCCGGCCATCATCTCGTTTAGCTGTCTTGCGACAGTGTTTTAATTGACATTCACGATATGCCCTTCTAGCAGTTACTACACCGGGGGACCGTAGTAATTTTTTTTGTGTACGTAAAATACACTCATTGGAACCGGCACAGTCCTTTCTAGCTTTTGTCCACGTAGCACTATATAAACGCCCCGACTTCTTTTTAAGAGTGCCACAATGTTTTTTCTCGCATGCAGATTGATTTATATTAATACGTTTATTATGTGTTGTAATTCTCTTATATGTAGCTCTTGCCGTCTTAAGACATTTTCTGAGTTTTTCTATTTTTCCTGCATTAGGTGTAGACCAAAACATCTACCTAGGCAAAATGTTTTAATGCTGTCTCGGGATCCCAGCGTTTATCACCATCAAAGTTAGTTACTCCTTGAAGAACGTGCAAAATAGCAGACTCTTTGGTAAAAATAGAATGAGAAAATCCTAACATTTTTTTCGTAACCAAAGATCGCCATAAATGTAACATTAAAAGACCCAGACGCCACATATCCATTTTTTTCCCATATTTTCTAACAATGGCCCCAAAATTATCTGCCTTTCTTTCATACCAAGTAGCCTCTCCAAATCGAGTCAATGCTGTAACTGCATCTTCGCTACCCGGAAGTTTTTGAATTATGTTGTATTCATTATTACCAACCTCAATAAATTTATTAAGGCCGTCTATAATAGTTTCCTTTACTGACAAACCCTTGTTAGAATTTAACATGCGCCATACTTGAATTTCTGGTGCATGCCATACCTTGGTAGGTTTAAATCTATTATGTATACCAGCAGATTCCATTGTAGTAACATTATCTATTTTATAAACCATCCCAAAATCTATATAACGGGCCACGCCTTCTTTGTCTACTACTATATTTCCTCCGTGAATATCATTATGAATAAATCCAGCCTTTTGATATAATATCATACCTTCTAACAAATGTTTGAAGATACGAATATAATTATTGGCTACCATAGTAGAATTTCGTGACCATCTATCAATACTTTCTCCTCCATCAGGCATAAACAAAGACACCAGACTAAACGACATATAACCTTCTTCATCTTCCAGGTCCTGTAATAATTCGCACTTATCTATATCCGGATCATCTATAGGTATCCGCGGTCTACAGCTTTGAGTAGGAAGTGCGAAATAATTCGATGCCAGAGGCAGTGCCATAATTTGTTTTCCAATAAAAAGTTCAGTGTCTTCTGTTGTTAGTTTAGTAAGTACAGATTTACCACCAATAGTAGTCGGTGCAGTACCAGTAGAACACGAAAGTGGTGTATTAAAAATACAGCCTTCAGCTCCTTCACCTGTTAGATTACCGCCGACTTGCATCCCCCTAATCACCCGTTTCAAATTCTGGACCATAATCTAGACTACTAATAAGGGGATGCTATGGGTATCCATTTTAGTAGTTACGCTCATTGTCGGTTATATAGTATCTGAAACAATCGGTGATAAATTCATCGAGGGTTTCACTGTTAATCGTCGCACTGACATTGGCCCAGTTTCAGAAGGATGGACACACGATGAATCCGGATGGATACGCGATCTCCGTTACACAGAAACATTCACAAATGTTCAGGGACTCGAAATAGCAGGCGATTTCTGCCGTGCAGTTCACAAGTATAACAAGCCCGATACTCTCCAAATCGCATGTGCACTTGCTACTCGAGAAGGATCAAATACTCTTGAATATCATAGTAAAACCGTGGGCGAGGGATTCCGTATGAGCCGTGATGATTATTGGAAGGCCGTTACCAAGTCTGGTCGCTCAGATTATTGTCGTATTCTAAAAGATGATGTCGGCTGGTTTGCCGGCTGTGCAGTAACAACTGAATCCGGTATCGGTCCCCGCGAAGTCCGCGATACTAATCCACCGCCATATATCAAAAATCTGCTTGAAGCCTATGATGGATGTATGGCCTGGTATAGATGGAAAGACGATGCCGTAGATATTACTGGACAAACCGTAACAGAATCTCATGGTTCTCCTGTGTTTCCATCTCTTCTAAAACCATTGAAAACACGTGGTCTCGAAGTGAGTCCAACAAATTATTTACGATGGGGCGAACCAGAGACATTGATGTTAGACCAAGATATTCCTCCGAATCAGATTCGCACTCTTATGTTTTGGGTCTGGTTTGACTCATTCGGAACTGTGTTAGACATGTCCAATTCTGGAAAAGACCGTGTTTGGATTGGTGTAGAAGATGACAAAGAAATACCACCAGCACCGTTAAATATTAGCCAAGCAATTGAAGTACGTCCGGATCATTACTTAGTCCAAAAACCATTGGCTGAAAATAAGAAAACTGTTCAAGAAACAACATCTGCATATATTTTTGAAATCTGGGATGAAGATCAACGTATACTGGAACTGAGTGGTCTCGGAGCCAGAAAAGAGAAATGGCAACATGTTACAGTAACTACATTAGACAAAGATGCATGGCATTCAACATGGTCTATTTGGATAGATGGTGTTCAAGTAGATAAGAAAGAGGGACGTACTATACCGGCTCTGACTCTTACTACAAACTTGATTGGATTATTCAAAGGATTTCTTCAAGACTTTCGTGTCTATAACAGACCTGTGACTGAGGCTCAGATTAAGTCTGCTATGGCCTGGTCGGGGCCTACACTACATCCTAACCCATAATACAAAAAGGTGACAAATAAGTTGTATAATAGTTATAGTAGACAATGTCAGCACGTAGACTCCAGCGCGAACATCTAGAAGTTAAAAATGATCCACCGGCAAATTGCAGTGCGGGACCGGTAAATGAGACAGATTTCTTTAACTGGGAAGCTGTAATCTTTGGTCCAGAGGATTCACCATTTGTTGGTGGAATTTTCAAGTTATCAATTCGATTTCCATCGGATTATCCATTTAAACCACCAATAGTTACCTTTCTTACCAAAATCTACCATCCAAATATTAATTCGGCTGGTGGAATTTGTTTGGATATCTTAAAAAACCAGTGGAGTCCTGCTCTAACTGTTTCCAAAGTATTGTTGAGTATTCTGTCACTCTTAACAGATGCTAATCCTGCGGATCCATTGATGCCAGATATTGCTAGACAATATGTGAATGACCGTGCAAGTTATGATGATACTGCAAGAGAGTGGACCAGAATGTATGCAAATTCTTAAGGGCCTGTTGTTCGTTTATTCAAGAGTGCTGCTATGATTCTATTTTGTTGTGAAATAACCATATTTAATGCCCTAATTATTTCGGCAGAGGTTGCATTATCTGATAAATAATTCCCATTAAAATTATTATAGTTTGCACGAAGAGTATTTGTTGAACCTAGACCTTGTATAGCTGTACCCGCTGTAATACCGGCACTAACATCAAGATAAGACACTGAATTTGCTCCACTAAATTGGACTGCTACCGCTGCACTAATATCGGACCAGCTAGGATTAGATGATGAAACACCTGTAGATGTTAGTGTACCAGATATATAAACATCGCCTCTAATTACAGTAGCATAGTTTGCAAGATTTGGTAAATTTAAACTAGTAATATTACCGACAGTTAGATAAGGACTAGTACCAGTAGTTGGTTCTATCTGTACAGCTGTACTACCATCACCAACACATGTCATGCGAGTAACTGTAGGTCTGTTAATATTGAAAATTTGATCAGTTACAGATATTACAGTTCTATTAGAAGGACCATTTACAGTAAATGGTGCAGGTTTATTTGCTGTTCCTAGTGTAAGACTATCATATATTGTTGCTCCTAATCCATCATATATTAGACCTGGAGTTCCTGCTGTATTTAATAATTGTAGAGTACCATTAGAATTAACCGTAAATTTTCCTGAATTTACATTTATAGTACCTGGTGTAGAATTAGGAGGAATATTTATACCTTTTATAGTTAGAACACCTGCATTATTTATATTACAATTAGGATTTTGTGAACTTCCTCCAACATTAATACTATTCAAAGTAGATAAACCTGTAACTGTTAATGGACCATTAACAGTTCCATTAAAACTTGAGCCAGTAATTGCAATACCATTAATAAGTAAACTAGCAGATGTATCAGTACCAATAGTAGTTAACGTATTTCTACCAAGAATTATGTTACTACTAACATCTAAACTCTGTATCTGACCTGTAGGATAAACACGGAACCTACTACTAATATCTAGACCATTAAGATTAGTTGCACCTGTAACAATAAGACTATTAGAAATATCTACAGGCCCTTTAATAGAGGTTTTGCCACTGACATCTATAGTATTAAGACTAGTTGCACCTGTAACAATAAGACTATTGGAAATATCTACAGCCCCTTTAATAGATGTTTTGCCAGTAGAACTTACTGTACAATTATTATTGACATTTATACTATTAAAATTAGAGATACCACTAGTAGATCTAAAAGCTCCTCCACTTAGTACTAAATTGCCAAAAGTATCTAAACTAAAATAAAAACCATTTTGCTGTATTATACCAATAATATTTAGAATATTGAGATTAGTTAAACCTGCTACTGTAAGATTACTAGAAGTAACTCCATTGAGACTAGTTGCACCTGTAACAATAAGACTATTGGAAATATCTAGAGGTCCTTTAATAGAGGTTTTACCACTGACATCTATAGTGTTAAGACTAGTTGCACCTGTAACAATAAGACTATTGGAAATATCTACAGCCCCTTTAATAGATGTTTTGCCAGTAGAACTTACTGTACAATTATTATTGACATTTATACTATTAAAATTAGAGATACCACTAGTAGAACTAAAAGCTCCTCCACTTAGTACTAAATTGCCAAAAGCATCTAAACTAAAATAATAACCATTTTGCTGTATTATACCGTTAATATTTAGAATATTAAGATTAGTTATACCACTGACAACTAGACTTTTTAAACTAGTTGCACCACTGACATCTAAAATTTTGAGACTTGTTGCACCCGCAACAGTAAGATTTCCACTAATATCATAATTACTTATAGTAGCCGTATTAATATAATAGGATAAAGGTTGGGCTCCTATCATTAGCTGATTCAGACTAGACACTGTTAGAACTCCAGAGGAATCTATGCGGAACGGTGCATTAATTATACGGAGCCCTGATACATCAATATAACCATATGAATCTGGTTTTAATCCTGTTGTAAAAGGTAAACCATTCACATAGATACTATTGGTTCCTCGAAGATAAATACTACCAGATGTATCTATATTACCTCCTACTCGCAAATCACCACTTACATCATAATTACTTATTGTAGCAGTTTGGAAATAATATGTAATTGGTCTTGTTCCAATCAAGATTTGACTAGGATTTTGAACACTTAATACACCAGAAGAATCTATTAATAAAAGACCACTTACATCTAGTCCACCTCGCAAATAAGAACGGCCAGGAACCGTGAAATTTCCTGATGTATCAAAAATTGAAGTAGAAAGAGGAACACCATTCACATAGACACCATTGGACCCACGAAGATAAATACTACCAGATAAGTCTAGATTACCAGCGGTATCAACTAGAAATTTACCACTTACATCTAGTCCACCTTGCAAATAAGAACGGCCTGGAACCGTGAAATTTCCTGATGTATCAAAAATTGATGAAGAAGAAAGAGGAACACCATTCACATAGACACCATTGGACCCACGAAGATAAATACTACCAGATAAGTCTAGATTACCAGCTGTATCAACTAGAAATTTACCACTTACATCTAGTCCACCATTTAGTCTTGAGATACCTGCAACAGTCAGATCCCCACTAATATCACTATTTACAGTAGCTGGACTAATATAATAAGATAAAGGTTGGCCTCCTACCATTAGCTGATTCAGACTGGACACTGTTAGAACTCCAGAGGAATCTATGCGGAATGGTGCATTAATTATACGAAGCCCTGACACATCAATATAACCATATATATCTGGCATTAAACCAGAACTAGAACCAGAACCACCAGAATATGGTACACCATTTATAGTCAATGTTCCATTTATACTTGTATTACCGGCGGAATCTACAACAAAATTTCCTCCACTTCCATTGATACCAGTAGTATTAATAACACCACTGAAATATGATTGTCCACTGATATATTGATTCACTGCATATAGAATACCGCCTGTACCATTAAAGGCAGATAGATTAAGTATGCCATTTACTGTTAATTGATTTTTTATAGTTACTAGATCCGGCCCCGTAGTTACAACCAAATTTCCATTAAGAGAATTGAATCCACCTACTACAGTATTTCCAAAAACATTTAGCGCAGAAGCTGTAACAGACTTTAAATTACTTATACCACCAACAGCAAGATCACCTGATAAGTCTAATGATGTCAGAGTTAATGTTGGATTAATACCTACATTTGGTCCTGTTAGTGTGCCACTAATGTATACATTTCCCAAAACATCTAATGAACTCATACTGGAAACACCCGCTGATAGACTAGAAATGTTCGTTGTTCCACTAACAGCTAAATTAGTTATATTAACATCATTCAGATTAGATGTTCCAGAAATAGAAAATGTTGATAGTAATAAATTATCTGCAGACAATTGACCTGTAACCTGTAACCCATTTTGCATAATAGCAGATCCAGACACAGTTACATCAGACAAAGTAGCAGTGCCCGTGCTAGTTATATCTTTAACAGATAATGTATCAAAATTAGTTGGGCCCGAAATAGCTAAGTTAGAAAACGAAGCAGATCCCAATATTGACACATCTTGAAATGTCGAGAGTCCATTAACAGTCAGTGTATTTAGATTAGTGGGACCTACCACAGTTGCATTGTTAGCCGTTAAAAATCCGGTTACAGAAACATCATTTAAGTCTGATTGATTAGTAACACTAAGTGTATCAAGTGTTGATACACCTAAGACATTAACCGTGGAATCAAACGTGGCAGCACCTACAACATTAAATGTGGATCCTGCTATGATAGGTCCATTCATATTTAGAGGTCCATTCATAATAAATGGCCCAAAGACATCCAGTGTTCCTCTTAGATTAGTTGATCCCGATACATCTAGATTACCCCATAATCCAGTATTTTTCACAACAATTAAACTATCTGCAGTTGCCGGTCCTGACACTAAATTGGTAATAACACCTGTACCGCCGACTGTTAGACCTGCATTGACCGATGCTCCTCCAGTAATTATGTTTCCAAAAGTACCTGAACCAACCACTGTTAGATCTGTATTGACTGTAGCAGATGCACCTACAGTTAAGTCTTCTAGGACTAACATACGAGTGATTTGAGCTGATCCTGAAACATCTAAGTCAGAACTCACGCTTACATTTCTTTCTACAATAACATCTGTGCCAAAAAATGCATTGCCTAGAACATCTAATTCACCTAAGACACCTGCATTATATTCAACATACAAACTTTTATGAACTATAGCATTACCCGACACATCAATTGAACCATCAATATCTACATTCTTTTTTACTACCAGATTCTTATGTATTAATGCGGATCCCGATACATCCAGTGTACCAACATGTGCATATCCTGATACATCTAGGTTTTGACCAATACGTGCAGATCCTGACACATCTAGGTTTTCGTAAACAGTCTCGGAACCTAGAACAGTTAATGTCCCTAAGACAGTTGGTTTTATGACTTCTAGTGTACCACCAATAAAAGTATTACCGTCTGAATCAACCGTAAAAGCATTATTGACATTGAGTGAATTAAAAATACCATCTTTAATTCCGGTCGAGGATTGAATAGTAGAATCAAGAGTAAGAATACCCGCAATATTATCTGTACAGAACCCTAGTCGGGTAGACTCTGACATCCGTTATAGTAACGGTTGAATCTTATTTATAGAAACAACCCATAAGTAGATGTCGGATTCAGAATATGAGTCAGATTCTGATTCAGATTCAGATGGACGTGATACGTGGCTCCAATATGGACGTCAGGCCATGCAACCTAGGATAATAGAGACAGTCGAGACATTTGAATCCGGCCTAAATGCTAATAATCAATTACAACCGACCAGTCTCCAATTCCAACAGTTTCAGACTATTCAGGTTGTAACGGTAGATAGTCTGCATAGAGACCAACAGATATATCCGAACCCACTCTCTTGTCGTCTTATGTTACCCAAAGTCTATAAGAATATAAGTCGTATAGACATTGTGCAGATTAAAATGTTAAGTGGACTCTATGCTTTAACCGCTGTGAAAGGCAATACTACTCTGTCATTGTATGATGTGTCCGAAAATCTTATCTCTGTAACAATTCCGGATGGAACATATACGACTACGGCTCTGTCTGCTGTTCTGACAACATTGTTAAATACTATGAGTTCCGTGAAATATAAGATGACATATAATACCTCAATAGGACGATTCATATTAACGGCACCTGGTAATCCATTTCGACTACCTTTTCTATCTACTCAGACTGATCCGACACAAAAAGTCTATAGTGACTGGGGACTAGGATATATTCTTGGATTCGGAGGTGCACCCCAGGACTTGCCACGAAGTGAAACCCATATTGCTACAATGATGCCAAGACTGAATACGGATTATATCTATCTTAAACTGAATGAAACGGAAAATATGAATACTGTGGATACTACGGGCCCGGAGAATTTTTCCGTATCCCAGGATTCTACCGGTTTATCACATGCATATTTTGGTAAACTGCTTCTGAATGACTTTGGCTCGTATGCCCAGACATTTATGGAAGCACCAAAATTATTTCAGAATCCTTTATCCCGTCTTGACCGTATCTCATTTGAATGGGTCGACAAGATGGGTAATCCTCTGAATGGCCCGGACGCATTATCCTGCGACTGGCATATGACACTACGAATTTATCAGATTATTGATGGTCCAACAGATTCATCTACACTAATCCGAACTATTTAAGCCTCCAAACCCACATACCGTTTTTAGTTTCACGAGGCGTGTACCAACCATCTTTGCCTCTTTTTATCTTGCCGACACAGGTTTCAGCTCTAAACGGAGGTAACTTGTTTCTTGACTTTGTTTTTCTCTTTTGACATTTCATTTTACTTACACGCGTTGTTCTCATTTGGTTCTAATACTATAAATGAAAATAATAGACTTATAGTAAGGTATGGATTATGACAATCATCAAACTATGGCCGGAAATAAACAACCCAAGACGGAGTATGTGACGGCTCCCGACACATCTTCGTGGTATTCTCGCAGACTAGGTTGTAATAAGAGTATAGATCCTACGGAAATATCGAGACAATATGCATTCTCTGATCAGATACTTCCTATGGGAATACCGCTGGATCCCGCACCGGCTACCAGAATTTGTATGAATTATGTGAATAATAGACCTCAGGAAGCGGTAGATCCTACTGCTCTTTATGAGATGGAGCAGTCCCATCCTCAATTCGCATTTACACCGAGGGGGCGGGGTCCCACCGCACTTCAGATTGACGTAGAAAGTCAGCTAAGACGCCTAGATCAACGTCTTACCAAGATGCAGGCGGTCATTGCAGAAGATGCTCCACTCTATAGAAATACAGTCCAGCCACCACAACCTACGGGTGTTCGTGCCGATGTATTAAACGCTGCAAATCCTATTGCTACCATTGTTCGGCCGGGCCCTATCTGCCGTGATGCAGCGGATGAGTACGCAGTTCGACGTTCTGGTCTCCGATTCAATAATACGACAAGACAGGATACACAACTGTATACTGATTTTGAACCTAAATAATTTATGATACTATATATAAGTATGTCTTTGCCACCATATAACAAAGAAATCACAAAAATATTAGAAGAAATAAAAGAACGAAATGCTAGTGGTCAATATACAAATATTTCTTTGTTAAAAAAAAATCTTGCACGATTAAGAAAAACAAAGAAAAAAATTGATGCGATGACTGGTACTGACAAAGCTACCGTAGAAAAGAAACAATGGATGGATAGTTATGCACCCTATTTTGAATCAAAATATCCTATTCAACGCGAACCATGGGAGAATAGACAATCAAGTAATTCTGGAACATATGTGTTAGAACTTGCACCCCTTCCTGCAGATCTAAATGTGGATATGATGAGAGCTATGGTATCGGCATATCTCTTACCAAGATTACAATTTTATGCTGAAACTAAACGGAGCATTTATATTGAAGACGAATTTTCCGAATGGTTTACGGAAAAGGCTACAGGAGGTAGACAAATAGGAAAGGGCCATACCGCTATGGATGTGGAAACAAGTGCAAAAGATGGTATAGATGCATTTTGTGTAATTATGAAAGCGGATGGTTCTGGATCAAATGAAAAAAGTTTGATTCAGAAATTTATTAAATCTGGTGCTGACTTAGATACATTATTTAAGGAACACCGATATATTGACATTGTTGGTATGACAATGAGAAATTATTATGACAAGGTCCAGGATGTTAAACATAGATTTTCATTAAGAGACTTATATTATCTTGGATTCATATCTACGACAACAAATGTATTACTAGTTAATTTTAAAATTAATGCTGAATCTATTGCAAATGTTGGCTTAAAATATGTTACAGATTCTGGTACTAGTATTTTTCTGAGAAATTTTATAGCCGAACGCTATGGAAATGTAAAACTGTACAAGTCGAAAAAACGTGTTGAGCTACGACTCAAACCATCTGTTCTAGAACATGCAGTTTCTGTCTTTGAATTACAAGCTCCTATATCAACTGGAGTAGGGGATGAAGGTGGTGATGAAGGTGAAGGTGAAGGTGAATGAAAACAAAGGTGACTGGCTACACAATCAACACAATAATAGCAATGAGTGACCGTTATACTCCCACTGTACTTCGCCAAGCATTTAATTTGCACCGAACCTATGTTCTTGGACTACATAGTCTAGCCGAAGAACATAGTTTAGATATAAGGAATCCCACTATGCCTGAACATATCAGTGAAAACGTTGCTAAATTCATTATTCGCCGGCATGATCCTACCTCTAAATGGACAAAAGGAACAGAACACAAGACTAAGGGAGATCTGATTTCTGATAAGGAGGGTCAACAAGAAGTAAAATGTTTCACATCAGATGGTCCGCCTTCGTTTGGTCCTACAGAAGCATGGGACACTCTTTATTTCTTAGATGCCCGTGATTGGTTAAATGGCCGGTTTATTCTCTGGCGTGTCCCACACAAAAATGATTCTGATATCTGGAAAAATTTACAGGTTAATAAGACTCAGACCTTTGATGATCAATGTAAACAGGGTCGTAGACCGCGTCTATCTTGGCCCGCCATAGAAAGTCAACTTGGCACAAATGCTACTAAGATGTTCGAGGGTACTATAGAAGAGGTACTAGCCGGTTTGCAATAAGCTGGACAACAGGTACTGAGACAGCATTACCGGCGAGTTTATACAAATGGGAATCAGCCAGTGCAGGCAGAACATAATCGGCGGGAAATCCTTGGAAATTAAAACATTCTCGCGGTGTTAGCTTACGAATACCCTTGTCATCAAGAATAATAGGAACATTGTGACCACCACTACCCATGTTTGCCGTCAGAGTAGGACACTCATTACTCTTATTCTCACGAACATAGACGCGCCGATATTGATAAATAACCCCTTTTTTGGTCACTGCTTCTGAGACTAGAGGCCACGTAGAAGATGTACTGGTGTAATAATACTTGGCGGGCACTGCACTATCTGCAAGTAGCATAGATGTGACCGGTGCCTTTTGTACAGTGGGAAAGTCTAGACTGAATGCATCGAAGACTGCTCTGTCTTTTAGACAGACTATGTAAATCCGCTCGCGGTGTTGGGGTACACCGGTGATAACAGATGTGTCCAGAATCTTAGTCATCACATGATAGCCACGATCCTCTAGATTCTGTTTGATAATCTGAAAGGTATTACCATCATCATGACTCACCAGATTCTTTACGTTTTCTAGGACAACACATCGTGGCCCGTGGTGATCAATAATGGCCAGAATTTTCCAGAAAACATTGGACCGCTCATCATTGAATCCTTCCTGATTACCGGCAATTGAGAAGGGCTGGCAATTATGGACAATTGTATTTTCTACACAATAGCTATTATCATGTTCAACCTCAAAGTTATAAACTGTTAAAGGATTAGTATTTTCAGAGGTATTAGATTTAATCTTAAACCATGCATATCCATCTTCAATAAATGAAGATGATAATCTTTGGCGATTTATCGTAACCCGAAGCTTATATGTATTCATCTGATTAACTATTCTTCCTTCTATAATACATTTTGGAGGCATTACATGATAAGAGATACTGCACAATAATCCCAATTTTAGATATAAACGTTGAATTCCATATGCAATATTTACAGATACTGTTGTATATTGAATATGATGATTTTTAATACCTTTACTAGAAGAATTTATGCATCCATCTGCAGTTTGATAACCAAGAAGAAACTCTTTAATAAATTCAACAGGTGCCTGTTGAACCCATTCTGGAATTTTTTTGCCATATGAATATTTACCAAAGTCTTTAAGAATATTCCACCATGCAAGATTAGCACACCCATATTTATCAGATTTTCCAGTAGAACATTTTTTATCCGTTATTTTTAAGACAGTTGAAATACGATTAACTACATATTCATTATCTTTTGTATTAATTGCAAATCGAATTTTATTTTTTGTTTCAATCCATCCATCGCCTAAGAAATATCCCATCATAAACCACTGATCTAGTTTATTAAGCTCAAATGGTATAATGGAATCTGTATTTACAGCAAGGCCTGTAAAATGATTCTCTTTTAACTTAGAAGCTGATAACCACTCAGGATTATTAAATATATATGTATATCGCCGATGTTCATTATTCCAAGTTCTAACTCGTTCACGAACATAGAATGGATGCTCTTCAGTACATTGAATTGTATGCGGGTGATACTGTATATCAATAGAATGAAGAGTATGACATCCATGTTTTATCTGCTTGTTAAGAATACGTTGAAATGAGCCTGTATGAGTAAATAGCAAATCAGTGTCATCTACTTCCTCAATTACCTTGTATCCCGATTTAGTTAGTATACGGGTTCCTTTTACGAAACAGGGGAAACCACCTGTTAGAATATCGTGGGCCGGAATATCCTCAACCTTGACATCATTTAGATTCTCAAGGGTAAGTGTATGTGTGAAATTTGCATCATAGATTTTCTTAGAGGCCTCTACCATATCATTGGCAAATACACACTTAACCTGTCCCGTACTTTGAAATGCATGCGTAAATGCACCGGTCCCTGCAAAGAGGTCGACCATTCGTTTCATTGATGAGGTTATATCTTAGCGAGTGAATAGTCAACTTTTAGGGGTCTAAGAACTATAGACTCCAGTAACAATCCCCGTTCGTACATTATATGTTATAACATACTGATCGGCACCGAGTTGTTTAGAATCATAGACATCATCCTCTTTCATTGCAATTATGGTAATGATACACTCCGGATTAGCCTCTTTTATTTTAACAACCATTTCATAGTATGTAAGAACCCCTATATCTTTATCATTAAGAGGTTTTGTTTTCTTGGAAAAAAAAGATCCCATTACTCATATTATATACTATATTCTTAAGCCCTAATATGTATTACCGACTAAGACGCCATGTTTTAGAAATCGGTGAAATCTGGGGTATTGATCGACCGGCTCCACAACTTGAAACAACAACACACAGAGACACGGATAAATGTGATCCTCTAGGTAACCAATGTGCTCTTCTCCTGGTCTATGAAGGACAGTATGTTACTTGGCCCAGATTTTTTGAATGGTTATCCTATGCAGAAACAAAAGGATATACTCTGGTAACTCCTTTTGCAGATCTATCTCCGTATTCAACTCTGGTCATTAAATATTAGTAATCTTCTTCAGATTTGCCTTGTACAATGCTTCGGCTCCCTCTATAGTCAGAGTAGACCATACTGTATCAGCGGGTATAGATACAAAGGTCGGTTTTTTAGTCTTCAAGACCTTAAACATATATAGACCATAGGGACCTTTCTTGATATGGTATGGGCCAATCTCGTGGTCTACTGTATTGGTAGATTTAGCCTTGAGTTTGACACACAATTCCTCAAAAGTCTCGGTCGTATATGTGAGACTAATTTTTGACCAAGTTACATATGGCCCATATTTTCCAGATTTTTTAATAATCTGTTCACCATCTAACACTCCTAACACTTCGCCTTCTTTTGCAGCGAACGCTGCCTTTGCATCAGCCAGCGTAGCAGTCTTCACAGATAGATGTGCCGGCATAGAAGCGAAGCCTGACTCATGATGAAAACATGGTCCCTTTTTAGTGACTACAATCTTATATCCTTCTCCTAAAGAGCCTTCATTATTTTGTGGCGTAGCCTTAGTCATAATTTCAACATATCGGTCCTTGTAAGTGGTCCACACGGTTTCCAACATTTTCTTCTTATCCAGTTTAGCGGCTGCAATCTCATCTAACTGACTTTCCATGGTAGCCGTAAAACCATAATCAATCAATGATGCAAATTGTGTTAGAAGCCACTCAATCACAGTACGACCTAGAGAAGTGACTTGGAGACCTTCTCTTCCGTTTTTTGTAACATATTCTGTTTTTCGTATGGGAAGACTATCGGCCAATACTTCAACACTGTTAATTGACACTTTTTCTTTGGATGGGCGGGCCTTTTCAACATAACCGCGTTCGGATACAGTATCGATGAGTGCGGCATATGTACTAGGACGCCCGATACCTTTCTTTTCAAGTTCTCGAATTAGCGAAGCCTCGGTATATCTTGATGGCGGAGATGTTAGAACCTCCTTGACCATCATAGAGGTCCATCGAATCTTATCACCGGTCTTAATCTTAACTTTGCTATCATCGATTTTCTCATCAAAACGCCAACCGGCAAAGATGGTCTGTCGAGTCTCATTGAAGAATACGACATCGGAAATGGTTCCTTTGAGACGTACAACGGCCTCTTTGTGATCTGACATCACGGATTGAATTGTCCGTTTCCAAATTAGTGCATAGAGACGGGCTTCATCGCCTTCAATAGATTCTATTTCTAAATGTGTGGGTCGGATACCTTCATGTGGACCTGCCGGGTCGGTCCTGACCATGCAAGGACCAATGTTTAGACACGCAGTGTCTAAACTAGCAGAACCCCAGCGCTCTTCAACAATCTTCCTAGCAGCCATAGTAGCCTCTGCCGAAAGCACTGCCGAATCCGTTCGCATATATGTAATATGACCTTGTTCATACAAAGTCTGTGCAAGTCGCATTGTTGTCTTCGGATTCATACCAAGATGACTCGATGCCTCTTGTTGCAGAGTCGATGTGATGAACGGCACCGGTGCCTTGTGACTGCTAACACTATCCTTTCTATCAATCACGTGTAACCATGGATCCTTTGGCATCACAGGCTCCTCTTCATACTCCGTAGGACATACCCATTTAAGGTCGGCCATGGCTGACAGAGTCCACGTCTTCTTAGTTTCATGGGCCTCAATCTGGAGTTCACGGTCATAGACAATACGCAATGCCGGAGTCTGACACCGACCAGCAGAGAGTCCCGGTTTATATCCGACTCCTTTCCACAGACACGGAGACAGTGTAAATCCAATCAACAAATCAAGCATAGACCGACCCTGTTGGGCCTCAACAACCGGCATGTTAATTCGTGTTGGATTAGCTACTGCCTTGGTAATAGCCTCCTTTGTAATTTCGTGGAAAATAACACGGGGCGTTGTATTGACGGGAAGTCCGAGAAGTTGACACGTATGCCATGCAATAGCCTCTCCTTCGCGGTCATCGTCCGAGCCAAGAAAGATCTGGCCTTGACTCTTGAGTTTCTTGAGATTGCTAATAGCGGAGGCCTTTGTGGGCAGATTCTCGAAAATAGGGGCCCATCCTTTCTGAAATCCAATACCATCCAATCCTTCTTTGAGACCACGAATATGACCCATAGTGGCCTGAACGCGCCATCCTGGGCCAAGAAATCCTTGAATCTTCGCGCATTTTGCCGGGGATTCAACGATTAGTATATTCATCTTACTTATCAAAGTGCACTGGGGTTAAGGTCAATTTTTACCTACGGCTCCTGCGGCGCTTGGTAAGACCCATCATGTTCGTAACGGGCTTATACAGCTTACGGGCCACACGTGCAGAGTTGCGACCCAGCTTACGGGTACGGCGACCAACATTCTTTACGCTCTTAGTAAGACGACCAAAAAACTTAGATACGAGGCTCATTCTACCTTATTCATAGATTCTTTTTGCAAGGGGAAATCCATTAAATTCAGAGGATGAGACCAGTGTATAGGCACCCATGTTAGACACCCGAAGCCAGTCTCCAATACGAAGTTCAGGTATTTCAATATCTTCTTCCAGACAGTCGGCAGAATCACAGGTTCGGCCAAAGAGTGTTGCATTTACTAATGGACGGCGGTCCACTGGATCAATGAGTTCATATATAGGTTTCTGACCATCGAATGGAATATTACTGAACGCACCATACACAGACTCATCTACTGTATAGCGGAATCCTCCACCTTCTCTGCGTTTAACACCAATTACAGGAACTTCCAAAGTAATTACCGGAGTAGCTAAGAATCGACCGGGCTCGGCAATCCATGTTGTAGACAGAGGCAAATGCCGGAATGATGAGCGGATTTCAGCTGCTGCGATTTCAAAGGATTCATCGGGGACAAATCCGCCTCCAATGTCTACAATAGTTGGGCTCTTATCAGGATTTAATGCATGGGCTTCTGCACAGAGTTCTACGGCTCTCGAGAATTGTCGGGGCTCTTTACACATTGAGCCGACATGGAAACTCCAGCCGGCCAAGGGGATTCCATAGTTAGTGAGTACATCAATGATCTCGGGAACCCAGGATAGAGGTGCACCGAATTTTTTACTAAAGGGTTGTTTGGAGCCGGAGTCGGGAACCATGAGACGGACAAGTGTGGACCCGGTCCAGCCGGTCTTGCCCAGTTTAATGGCTTCTTCGGGACTGTCTATAACTGTGGTTCTAATACCGAGTTCTCGTGCCATACATATATCATAAGAGGACTTGCAAGGATGGGCATATATAATCTGTTTTGGACTGGCACCGGCCCCCAGAGCCTGTTGCATCTCAGTGGGAGATGCACAGTCGAAATTGACTCCTGCACGGAAGAGCCAAGATAAAAGTTGCGGGTCATTATTGCATTTTATTGCATAATGAGGCACAACTGTTGGGAGACATTTGGTCCACTTTGCCACCTGTTTGAGGGCGTTGTACTTACTGAAGATATAGCGAGACAGTGTTGTTCTAGTGTAATATTTTTTTGAGTGCTTGTCACCTTTATTAAAGTTGAACCGGTATTCGATGTCGAATGAAGTAAGTAGCACTTAGGAATGAAACCTAGTGCCGGAATAATATTATTGCTAGGTGGAAAAGTTTTATTACTACAAGGCTTGTCGGGAATCTGGAGTTTTCCCAAGGGTCACAGTGAAGACTATGATTTGACACCACTAGACACTGCAGTTCGTGAGATGGAAGAGGAGACGGGTTATCGCCGAGATATCGACTATGAAATAGTTGGTGAACCGATACGTCTTGACAAAAAGTTTTACTGGTATGCCAGACCACTGAGGATTCTTCGTAAACCAACTCTAGATGCCAGAGAACACAAGGAATATAAGTGGGTTCCTGTGGAAGACTTGGCTTGGTTTAATACGAATGGAGGAGTCAGGGTTTGGGCACGGCGACTTTAGTTGAAAACGAAAACCGGAGAAAAAGATTACACCGCACGGGATTATAGCGGGTTTTCAACATTTTTGTTGCAAGTTCATGGACTATTTTTTGTTTCTCAGTCATCGAGGCCTTGAAATCATCTACTATAGTAGGCATGAAACCTAAAAGTCCTGAACAACTCAAGTCACTTTTACTCAAATGGGGTAGACCACTTGCATCGTTTAAGAAAGGAGATGTTATCAAGGGACCTGGATATCGGTACACATTAACAGAAGAACCTGGTGAATTGGATCCTGAATTTAAAACGGCTCTGAGTCCGGCTGAGATGTTAATGCTGGGAGTCTTTGAAGGAGCTTATCTGAATGATTGCTATACTGAATTTCCGGCCGAATGGTTCTTGGGTGGACTTATGACGGATAGTTTGAGGCCCGGTTCTCCAGATCCGACTGTAAATCTATTTAAGATTAAGTCGAGACAACCTCTTTCTGTGTGGAGGGAGAATGGCTGGATTCCTGGAAACTCTGGAAACTCTGGAAACTCTGGAAACTCTGGAAACCCTGTAACTGGAAGAGCTATCTTAGCAAGTCCAGAAAATCCTGATGAACGCGGTTGGTTCCAATGGTATTGCCGATACTGGATGGGGCGCAGAATTCCTGAGCTCGATTCAGTACAAATTGGTAGATGGAAATCATTTGCCCGTCATGCGGGGGCTATCAAGGCAAATTGTAAACCTGGTGATTTAAGTTGCAGACCAAAAGAAAGACAGGCTCTTCTTCAATGGGCCTGGAATCCATTTATTTAGGATAATTACATATTAGGATAATCATAAGTTAATTTATAGGTACCTATAGTAAAAGCTTCTCTTTTTACAGTTAATTCTATATAAAATCTATAAGAAGATGCATTTACATTAAAACCGAGAGGTATACCATCATATGTTGAAGATAATTCACCAGCTACTGCGTCATCAGATGTCTTTAATACTGTTGAATTATTACTTGCAAGAATTTTTAAATTATAATGGCCTTTATCAGAAGTATAATTCCATGGTATTTCATTCCAATAAACATTCATATATACTCCATTTGGGCCCCATGTTGTAGGAGTAGCATACAAATTTATAAAAAATGGCGATTTCTCATCATATAGTGTTTGATCTCCTATATCTGGGTTAGTACAATATATCATATCTGTTTGTTGATATATTAAGTTTAAGTTATACAATTCCCAATAAGTGCTCAAGTTTATATTAAACTTTCCAGCTGTATTATACATTGCATTTGCTCCATAAAACATACTTCTTACATCTGTAGCTTTAGATACATTCCATTCACTAATGTCATTACCTGTAAAACTAGATGCATTCAGAAACATACCGCGCATATCTGTAACTTCTGTTACATCCCAACCAGTTAAATCACCATCGAATACAGTTGCATTGGCAAACATACCATTTAAGGATCTAACTGAAGAAGGTAAAGTTTCAGGAACACTTGTTACTAGGGAATCACGACACATTTCTCTTAAATTTGTTAATAATGAATTATTACCCCATGAATCGATACTTACTAATTTAGTTCTACCAGTCCACGTACCCGAAAATGTAGTGAATGAACCATGAATTTTTACAATTGTATTGTTTCCATTTTGTGGGAGTGTAGTACCCAACTGTGGTTGAGGACCAGTACCAAAGTCTACTTGAACATTTGTCCCACCAGTAATTGGTAGAGTGACGGGGACTGAAGAAGTAGTATCAAATTGTAGAATCATTGGTGCTGGTAATATCCAACATTGTTCTTTTGTCGAGAATGGAGTACTAGCAGTATTTGATCCTACTGTACAATTTATTTTGAATGCATAATAACTATAATTGTTTAGTCCTGTAACAGTAAAATTACCGGCAGATCCTGTTGTTGTTGCTGTAAATTCAGGTCCAAATGCGACTAATCCATATCCATCAGGTTTTGTATATTCTTGCCCTGTAACTGTATATGTATGATTTGTAGAAGTAGCAAACACTATTGTTGCAATAGTATCGGAAGGTGTTACCGTAAATGTTGGTAAGATTATAAGCACAATAGGTGTAACAGAATTTGAAGATGCAGAAGGTTGACTAGTACCTTTCAAATTAGTAGCAGTTACTGTAAATGTATAAGCAGTTCCATTAGTTAG